CCATTTCATTACGCGATGGCCTAGGGCCGTTGCCTGCGGACTGAATTGGGCAATTTGCTATTGCGCGCCCAATCGCAGATGTTTCGCAGTTCTCCACGAATGATGTTGCATTGACTCCGCGCTCGCTTTTGACTTCCTCGGCGTAACCGCTGGCCATTGGGTCTTTGTCGTCTTTGTCTGCGTACAGTTCAGCGCGGAAAACGCATACATCGCCTGAATAGTTCATCATGCATGTGTAAATGCGGCCGTTGGGGTATGCGGCCCACCATCTAGCCAGGCGTGATTCAACTGTTTCGTAATTGCTTAGGTCAAATGCCATTAGCACACCACCCAAATGATTGCGTTGCGGTTGTAACGCGTTTTGCGGCGTTCTCCGCTGTCTTTAATGTAACCATCCTTGTGCAGGCCGTTAATGCGTGCAGAAACAGATTGTGCGGGCAGTTCCAACAGGATTGACAATTCATCGGCTGTAATGCCTTTTGATTCACAATTCGTTGCAAACTTGACCCAAAAGTGTATGAGTTCGCGTTGTTTACCTGCGTGAGGTTTTGCCATTTCGGCGGCTTCACGGGATGTGTCGCCAGCATCGTGACGCACTGCAACGCTTGGATGGTCTAATGCCACTTTTGTTTTGTGGCCACCTAAACCAATGGTGGATGTGAACATTTCTAGTTGTTCGCTCATGTCGGGTATTCCTTTGTTAGTCGGGTTTAATTTGGCCGCCAAGGCCTTCAATTGCCAAGGTAACACATTCGGCGTAGTCATCCTGGCCACTGAGTTGAAAGTCAATCAACATGTTGCGTAGGCCACGGATTAAATGGTCATCACGGTATTTGCGTGGTGAATGATTCGGGCGTGCAATTTCATCCAGCATGCTAAACACGGCTTTTTCGTATTTCATGCCGCCCGCTTCCAAAATTAGTTTGCGTGTTTCCTCAGAAACTTCGCCCTGATTCCATGCAACGCCTTCGCTCATTTTGCTGTTCTCCATGGTGACCATCCTGAACGGGTAAAGATTATTAGCCCTGCACGCAAGTTAATTTGGGGGTCAAGCAACATTTCACATGAGGTCAGCAAACCCGCTTTTTGTAGGTAACTGTTTGCACCACGACACCAAAAACCGTTGATTTGCATTAGGCCGTAACTGCCTGTCATTGGGTCTTTGCTGTTGTGTGCTATTGCAATTCCGTTGCTTTCGCGCGTTATTACTTTCACTAGGGTTTCGTATTCCTCAACAGGCCAGCCCAGGTTGACGGCCAGCGCGGCAAACTGTTCGGCCGCCGTGGCGTAAGGGTCAATGAACAGGGTGCTGGAAGTTGTGGTTGTTGGCTCAATCAGAAAAGGGGCAACATCCATTGTGACCCTAGAAGGGCTGGATTGGGCATTGTCAGGGCCTAGGAAGGCCGTAAACCCTAGTAGGGCAGAAATCAGCCCTGCAAGTAATTTGGGTGCTGTAAAGGTCATAAATAGAATTCCTTTCATCGGGTGAATTCCACCCTAAAGCACGGGTAGTGCTATTGCAAGGATTTGGCGGTTTTCCATGCCCTGACTGCTTCAGGGACTTTGTCGCCTACGAAATAGTTAATGTGCCACGGTTCAGAATCCAGTTCCCAACTGAATCCGTACTCCAAGCAATGTGCTTTCATAAATTCAAATCGTTCACCTGACGCTGTGTGCACATCTACAGAAATGCCCCAGTTGTGATGTGACTTTCCAGGTTGCGCAATTGGTGCGTTGCCAGGTTTCAGATACCAATTCTTGCCATCAAACAAACGCGGCTTAACGCCTTCCAATGGAACTGTTGTCATGCGTGCGTTCCATGCTTGTAGTTGCAAAGTGATTGACCTGTATGTGTCGTTTTGTGATGTTGGTTTAAAGATTGTTATTCCCTCTTTGTGTGCCCGCTCTTTTAAAGCTTGCCAAGCATCGGCGGCTGGAAACAGTAGTTTTCCATAGGGTTTTGTATCAACCAACATGTTTGCTGGAATTTCGCCAGGGCGACAATGCGCAACGATGGTTGGCAAAACAACTTTGTGTTTATGCGGTACGGCCAAAGGCTTCGTCTTTCTTGTTTGCCCAACGCATTAATGGTGGAATAATTGCGGCGATTGCGCCTTTTGCAAAGTCTTGTGGGTCGGTTGTTCCTGTTGAGTACACCGCGATTAGTGCGCCAACTAGTGAACGCGCGTAACTTGCAAGCATTGCTTTATCTTTAGCCTTCATGGTGGTCATCCTTTGTTTTGTTTTTTAATCCGTTTGACGCCAGTAATCCTATGAGGCCGCCGCTTAATGTCATTAGCATTGGGTTTAGCACTGAGAATGCTTCAGCATCGTTAGGGGCTTGCTCTAATGGTTGGGTTACAAACAAAAGGCCATAAAGCAATGTAAAGATTGACCCAACAAACGCGCATGTAAGACCTATCCCCACTACAAGAATCAGTCGTGCTTTGATTTCATCGTTTGTGTATCTAGCCACAACGACCACCGCCAACTTGTAATTCAGTTGTCAGGGTAACCGCTTGGTTTTTTGTTCTAATGCAGTTCATTCGCGTGCGGTCAGCGCATCCAGCGCAACCCCACAAAACGACTGCAATTAATGCGCCATAGCCAATGAAGTATCGCCAGCGCATCAGTCAATCGGTGGTGGATAGTTTGGGTCAGCATCCAATTCAGCGGTTTTAGCAACGATGGCGGCGTTAGTTGGCCGTAATGCTGGGTCATCCATCCATTCAAGATCGCTAACAGTTCCTGGCATATTTAAACGCCAAGTTGTATTCGGTGCTAATTCATGAACAGCGTTTCCAACATTTGTTCCATGTACTGGCTTAGTCATGCAATCCTCGTTACTTTTAGTATTCCGTAAACTTCGCTTTCAGAGCCGCCAGATGCAACGCCTAGACCGTTTGTTGCTGTAGCGGCTTGAACATAGTATTGCAACTCAAAGTTTTTTGATGCAGCAATCGTAAAAGAGCCAACCAATAACGCTGCTGTTCCCGTTGAACCGCCAAAGTTGTTGCTATTGCCAATTAGGGTTGTTGTGCTGTCGGTTGTGTTGCGTAACTTTAACTTTCCAAAACCAACATTGAAAAATGTTGCAGATGCTTCAACGGTATATGTGCCAGCGGCAAGGGTTATTACACTTGATGCAATTGAACAACCTGCAATGTTATTTACATTGGTCGTATTAAGAACTCGTTTTGTCCAAGTAGTAGCAACACTTGAACCGCCATTCGTTCCCGCTGCTTGAGTTTCATTAAAAATAGCAATGTCGGCAAAGTTGTCAACAACGCCATTTAATTGCGATGCCTCTAAAACTGCGCCCGATACGAATGCTGTCCAATTTGCTGCCATAAGTACTCCTTATCCTAAAACATTCTCTGCGTCAAGTGTGCCATACGTGGCGTCATTTAAAATTAGTTCATATACCACCGTTGTTGGGGCTGTACTGATTAAAACCCTATGGCCCGCGCTTATGTCCAAATAGTGTTCAATGCCTTCTACTGACAATTCCTGGGCAAGTTGGGTTGTGCCAATACCACTAGGAAAAGTCTTTTCAATAGTGACTGTTTGCCCAATATCAATAATGGCTACTGTGTCGCGCTGTGCTGTGGTTAAGGCCATAAACGCGGTTTCTACTGAAGTAAATCGCGGCTCAGGGTCGCCATTTAAAAGGTAACTAGCGGCCGTGTCAATTGATGTTTGTTCGTGTAACAAACTGTTTGTAATGCTTGAGGTTTGAATGAAATAAGTTCCTATTGATGTCAAATCCTCAGCCGTTGCTGTTTTGCCATCTAGGGCAGTTAGCACACTTCTATTGATTACGGCGTCAGCCTCAAAGGATATGCCCAAGCCAAAATAGGGAATTTCTGTTCCGTCATCGTGAAAATCGGCTACTGGCGCGGAAAGCGTATTTCCAATGCGTTCCTGAAATGTAAAAACACCATCACGCGACATAAAAACGCGCCCGAATTCTGCTGTATCGTTTATTTGCGAAACATAACTTAAAACATTTGTGCCCGCGGAAACTGTGTAAGCCGCATCATGTCCAAGGTTTACCGTTCCCGTAGCGATGTCACGGCTTGCGCCCGTAGGGAAATCTACTTCAGGCAGGCTTAAAACGGTATTTAGTCGTGCGCCTGATAGTTCAGCTGACGGGTTAAATTCGTCTAAATAGGTTTGCGAAAGCAAATAGAACTGGTCAGAACAAAACACGGTGACGGTATCTAAACCACCCAATGCGAAGTTGTAATCATAGTTGACGACATAACCGCGAAACAATAGTTCAGGGTTATCGGCGTTATCGTAACGAATCAATTTGACTTCGCGCATTGGTGCAAGTCCAGGAACATTTTGGTTGACATCATAAAATGGGCTTTGTTCATCAAATGGATTAAAAATTCCTGAGACATCCAAAATTGTAAATGTCATTGTCCCCGCGCTGAATGTGTCACCAATGTCGCGGCGGCCACGCTTGACGGCTATGTCCTGAGTTGATTCAAGCACTGACGCAAATTGTGTTGTTCCATCTAACACATAGTCAGGGTTATCTAAAACACCTTTGATGGCGTCATCTAAAGTAAAACCGTCAACAACAAAACCTGCGTCAATTTGCAGGTCATAATTGCCTGCGTTGACAACTGGAAACCCAGCCATCAGGCGATGTTCAGGGCAAGCGGCCCTGCACTCCGCGAATAGGCGCGCAAAGCGTTTACAACGGATTGACCAATTTCAGCACTAGTTGACAGTCCGCCAGTGACATTGATGTTGACATCTCCGCCACCGCCCATATTGCCCAGTTTTGATAATGGGATTACGGCTTCAGGGCCAGCACCCTCGCCTATTAAAGCCAATGTTGGACGCGAGACAATGCCGCCTTCAGCCATTTTTGGTATGCCACCGCCAGCAATAGTTGCAACAATTTTGTTTACTGTTTCGGTGACCCTGACATCAATGTCAACGGTGCGTTTCATCTTGGCGGCTATCGCATCCATTTTTGCCATCAGTTTTGGTGTCATCAAATCCAGTTGGGCTTGGATACCGTCAACCATTTTTTGTGCTGTATCAATGCCGCCCTGATACCACTTAGCGGCCGCGTTCATACCAACTTTTTCAGCCGCCGCATTTGCGGAATCAACTAGCGCGTTTGTCTCATCAATGGCGGTTTGACCGCCCGCAATAAGTTGGTCAGCAATGGCCGCGCCCGCTACAGCACCTGATTCAAGCACCTTTGCCAATGCGTCTTTGCTCAAATTCTTGTCTAATAACCCTTGAATTTTGCGCGCATATTCAACAACACCTGCAACTTGTGTACGCAAGCCGTCTAGAAATCCTGCACCTGTTTCCTCGCCCGCCGCCTGTGCATCAGAAAAACTAAACGCCGATTTGATGCCATCGGCAACACTTGTAGCAAAATCGTTGAACGCTGTTTTAGCATCATCTAACGCATCTTTTGCATTCTCCAGTGCATCGCCTAAACCTTCCTTTAAAGCTTTGGCGTAGGATTCAACTTCCTTTTTTGCACCGCCAACCGCAGTTTCAGTGTCTTGAAATTTCTTGTTAAAAATTCCCGCTTCATCTGACATGCGCATTGTTTGTTGTGCGCTTCGGCGTAGTTCGTTGTTGTATGCGCCTGTTGCTGGGCCTGCGCCTTCCATTATTTGCCGTAAATAAGTTAATGAGCGCGCTACACCAAGAATAGGACTTGTCATTCTCATTAGCGTTTTTGAAATTGCATTAAGTTTTGAATCCGCTTCGCCTGATGGCGTAGGAATTTTCTTTAATGCGTCAATAAGAAACAAAATGTTTTTTGTTGCACCTTCGGCATTTTTTAGAAATGCGTTACCAATAGAAACTTTTATGTCATCAAAAGTGGCTTTCAATGTGCGTTGACTGTTAGCTAGTCCATCGCTAGTGCGCATGAAGTCGCCCTGAGCGTCATTGGTTTGCTTGTAAATTGCGGCTTGTGCTGCCAAAACTTTTTGCTGTGAAGTCAGCGCGCCTTTACCTTTATAAATGCCCAGGGTCATTGCTTCCTGTTTAAGCACCGCATCATTGAGTAAAACTCCGTAGCGGCGCAAAGGTTCGGACTCACCGCGCAACGCCGCACCGATAGCCATGACGGCTTCCTCAGGACTTGTGTTGTTAAACGATGCCAAGTCAGTTGAAAGCGTCACAAAGTCGGTTGTAAAGGTTGAAAGGTCTTCGCCTGCTAAACCTGCCGCTTTACCAAATGTGCCGAAAGTTCCCGCGGCATCCAAAACGGCTTGTTTAGATTGGCCAAGGTTACGGGCCGCATCATTGGCAAAGTCTTTGACGCTTTTAGACGCACGCCCGAAAACAACATTTACTTTTGAGGTTGCTTCCTGAAAATCTGATGCCGCTTTAATGGCTGGCGCAATGACGGAAGTGAATGTGCCAATTGCGGCGGCGGCTGGCAGTACGGCCTTCTGCAACAGGAACATGGCTTTTGAGCCTGTGCCCTGAAGTGACGCAAACTCGGCTTTTGCGGCGGCTACGCCTTTCGGATTAAATTCCGAAATAATTGGAATTCTAATTGCCATCGTCAATAACCAAATTTCTGTTTACTTCGTCCATCACATCTTTACACAATGCCAGCACTGCCAAGTCTATTTCACTTTGGTGTCGCTCATAGGCTGGCCACATTGCGCGTGACGCGTTGCCGTAACCCTTGTTTATTAGGTTGGTGACCATTTGTGAATCGCCGTTTTTCTTGCCTGCCATATCAAAAAGCGAACCCCAACCCGTTTTCTGTTGAATTAGGAAAGTTGAAATGGTTTCGTAAACCGCGCCTTTTTCCACATTGCGTTTGCGCGCACCACGGGTATTTATTTTAGCGGTTACGCCTTTAGCCACTAACCCGCCATCCCACGCGCCTAAACGCTTGTAGGGCTTACCCATGCGTGAAAGCGGTGGGGAATCAGGGAAAGCGGCCTTTGCGTCATTTATGACAGGCTTGACAATTTCTTTGTAACGCTTGGTGAATTCACGGCGCAATTTAGGATTGACCTTATTAATTTCTTTTAAGGCTTCTTTAATCCCGTAAACCTGAACTTTGACTCCAACACTCACCCGCGCCGCCTTTCTTTCGCCTGTTCATTTAAAACATTAATGACAGTTTGCAGGTCACGGGTGTCAAATTCTATGTGTGGCGGCCACCAACCGATTGAAACTAGAAGTTCTGCTAGTTGCTTTCGGTAAGTGCCGCGACCGTAGGGTTTGGGTTTGTCATGTCCACCGTTTCAATTTCCATGTCAGGGTGTGCATTTATCCATAACTGCGGTGTTGCTTCCAATTTGTAACTTGTGCGCTTCAGCATGAAGTGTGCCCAAAAAACCATGTCCATGATTCCGATTCCTCGGCCGTCAGAAACTTTGCGGTTTTCTTGCTTTTCCCATTCAGCGATGCACAACAAATTGGTTGTAACCGTGATTGGTTCATCGCCAGGTGATGGCGTGACTTTCATTTGTAATTTCATTAACTTGCCTTTCGTGTCGGGCCGTTAGGCCGTGATTAACTAGCGGTGAAAGTTCCACCTGTGAAGGTCAAATCAACCGTTGACAATTCACCAAGCGCACCGTTTACTACTGGCATTGATTCCAAGTAGCAATTGGCAAGGGTGAAAGTCTTGGTAACTGCACCTTCAGTAACAGTTGCAACAACCGTGGTTGCTGTTCCTACAAGTGCGGCAAGTGTTGCATAGGTTTCGCTTGCGGCATATGACTGGAACAAGGTCATCGTACATTCGTTATTGAACAACCCACCCGTGTAGAGCCTTGAGGTGTCTTTTAGGGTTGATTTGTCCAACTGCTCCCGCATGTTTGTGAACACAATGGCCGTTGCCTGGTCGCTTAGGTCAACCGCATTCACGGTAAGAGTAGTGATGTTGGAAAGAAAAGTTGTAGTTGCCATATGGTTTACTCCTTAGGTGTTTTCTTTATAGTAGGTGTTTTTTTGGTGCTGTCGGTGGATTCTTGGATAGCAATAAAACCACCATCCAAAAGAGCTGCAACATTGATTCCAGGGCTTGGCTCAAATTCATCACCAATTACCCCTAGTTTTATTGACTGAATCACATATTTCATAAACTGCTCGCTTCCATGTTGACAATGACTTCATAACAAGGGTACAGCGCGCCGCCAATCTCAATGGATGTAGGGCGTCCCTCGGTGATGGCCACATTTGCCGCCAGCAATTGGGCGGTCATGTTCAGCAATTTGCGTTGGGCATCCAAGTTAAAAGGCCCAGGAACAATAAGTTGAATTGGAAAAGTCAACTGGATGCGCTTGTTTTTCATTAGCGGGGTGCTAAATGTTGGTGCATTGATAAACGCGCACGCACCCTGGATGTTCCTAGGGTCAGTCACAACAGGGATTGCAGGCGTGATAGCGGTTAGCGCGGTGGCTAGGTTGTCTAACGCTTTGTTTAATAGGTCGGTGTATGCGGTTGGCATTTATGCAACCTGTGGGCGTTGGATACCTAGCAATTGTTGCACCATTGCAGACAATGCAACTGGGGGTTGGCTTCCCATCTCATTAAACGATGAAAATGCATCTACTGAGCCGCGTTGACGGTAGAGCGCGCCGCCGTACATAATCGTGCCGAGTTTGACATCCTGCGATGGAACGGTGGTCAGTGAATCAAAATAGCCTGATTCTTGTCGCCTGCGATATGCAAATTGATTGGCCGCGGCCGCGCAAATTGTCAAAAATGATTGGTCAGCCGCCGTAGCGGTGGCCACATAAAGCCAGTCTGAAATGTCGTTTGCCGTAATCCAGGTGCAAACTGGGGCGTAGGTAACTGTTCCTGTTGCCGCGTCACGGTCAACATTTGAGCCCGTGCACGCATACAACACCTGATTTGGTATTGCCGTGAACGGGTCAAAAGTTAAATCGCCTTCACTGTCAGTGCCCGTGTACAAGTACTCAGGCAAATCCACAACAATAAAAGTGCCCGCAAAAGGCGCGGAAATTCCGCTTACAACTATTGACTGGCCGACTGCAATTTCCGATGGGGTCAGTAATTGCAGTACGGCGTAGTTGTCAAGTAGTTGTGAATGGGTGACAGTGTAAGTAGCCATGAGCGGTTAGCCCGCTTCCGACTAAGCGACTGTGATTGCTTGGATGAACTGGCTTCCTGCAACCGCTGTTGGGTTCTGTGCATCCTGTGCGAAGGTTGCAAAGTATCCGTAGTAAGAGAATGTGCGAGCCAAGAGGTCAGGCACTTCAACTGAGCGCATTCCCTGTTGTGCTTCGTACAGTTCAATTGCTGGGCCGTGAACAATAAGCATTGTGCCGCTTGCCGCGTTGCCGTCAACAACCAATTCCAACCCGAGTGGGTTCATTCCTGACCATGAAGTTGCATTGCCTGCACCAAGTGTGTTCTGACCGATAAGGCCAGGTGCGCCGATTGCTGGGAACAATGGACGCTTACTGTTGTCCAACTGAGCACCCAACTTTGACCACACATCAGGTGAAACAACCATGTGAGTTGGGAACAAGTTAGTGGTTGACGAGATGTTGACTGCGCAACCGTAAATTGCGTTCATCAATGAAGTTGCATCGCCAGCGGTAACAGTCCAAGTGAAACCTGATGCTTGCTTTTGTGCAACGATGTAATCAACTGCAATGTTGTCAGTTTGCTTCAAGTACTGGCCAGCAAGGTCATTCAAAATAATGTTCATTGCGGCTGGGTCTGTAAAGTCCATTGTTTGTTGTGCAATTTGGATACTTCCAGCAACAGTTTGACGGCTAACTGTGTTAGCTGCAAGAACCATCGTCTGCGATGCAACTGCCGTTCCCTGTGTTGACTGAACACCCGATGCGGTTGGCGTTGTAATGCTTGGGCGAGTAAACGAAATACCTGAACCCTGTGGCATTGCACGAGTTCCGAAAGCATTTACTACGGGACGATATTGAAGGTTTACGTTTTGAAACAACGGCCCGAGCACTGGAACAGGTAGCAAACCTGGCGTGTCAGTGGTGAGGTCTTGCGAAACGGCTTCAATTGCTGACTGATTCTTTCGCGCGGCATCGTGGAATGCGGCGTTTACTTTTCGGTATGTGTCGCCACCAATATGCATTGCGGCAAGATATTCGCCCGCTGATGGCATACGGAATTCGCGCTTTGATTCAGCAAAAACAACTGGGGAAGTTGGGATTGCGGCTTCAACTGGGGTTGCTTCGTTCATGGTTTCTGTCTCCTGTTGTAGAACTTCTATTTGAATAATATCTTTTTCTTGGTCATCGTGTGGGATGGTTTCTGTTTCTGTCTCGGGTTCGGTGGCCGCGACTTCGGTTATGACTGCACCTGAAAATGCTGGGCGGCCAGTGACGAGTGATAATTCAATCCAATCGGCGGCTTGCACGAGCATTGTGCCATCCTGTTGCATCTTGAATTTGGTTGGGTTTACCCCTACGGATACTGAGTCAATTACGCCGTCAAGTGCCAAGGTGAGGGCTTCATCACCCAACGCTGTTTTGCTGATGCGGGCCGAAAACATCATGCCTTCGCCTGCAACATTGGTTCGCTCAAAAACCAAGCCAACGGCCTGTTCACTTGAATGGTTCAAATACAGTTTTGGTGCTTTGCCGTCAGTTGGCAGACTGCCTTCCTCAAAAATGACTTTTGTTCCATCGCTTACAGTTGCGGCGACATTGTAAGGAACGGCAACACCCGAAACGGTGCGACTTGGTACGCCTTCAATTGCGCTTGCGTCAAGTGTTAAATCGGTTGAAATTAGTTTTAGCATGGTTCTGTTTTACTCCATATTTGGGTTCATTGTTGGCATTGTGTCAAGCGTTTCGGAATAGTCGCCTTCCTCTACGCCGTCAACGATTTCGGCTAGGTATTCGTCAATATCAAATTTGACGCAAGTTCCGTGTGGAAGTACCGAGTTCATGCTCATGGTTTGTTCAATAACTGACATGTATGAACGGGCGGCAAAAACATACAAGTCTTGGCGTGCGCCTTGGTTTGATTGGTATGAGTAACTGCCAACGCTGTTTCCGTTTAAGAAAAACGGGATATTGCACATGCGGGCCGCTTCCTTAGATTGGAATTCGGCGGCTTCGGATAGCAACATTTTTGATGCGTCAACATCGGTTGGTTGCCATTCAACAAATTGGTTGATTGCGGCAATTTGATTGGATTTTCTTGCTTGCTCAAATGATTGTGCGAGTTCGGAAAGTTCCTGACCTGATAGCGGTTCGCCTGAGGTTTGACGCAATACGCCAGCGGGTAGAGCTGAACTTGAATTGCGTAGGCGTGCATCTTCTAGTGCAAGTGAGGTTGCAATGACTTGTGGCGATTGAAAAATGATTCCTTGGTTTGAACCAATGATTTGGATTACATCCTCGGTAGGGATTTGTGCGCCTTGGAAATAGATTTGGTCAGATTTACCGAAAGCGAACACTGGGCCTGTCATGTCAAGCGTGTTGACCATTGCGGCAGGTAGTCGCGTAAATGATGCAGGCATGCCGTCTTGCGTCCTGCTACTAACCCACAAAAAGCACCTACCAAAAAAGAAAAGGTCATCAAAAACCCATGACCAAAAAGTTGCATAGGTAAGTTGCGGGTCAGGTTGTGAAAGCCAAGAACGCGGCGCAATTTCCGTTTCCGTCATTTCGCCTTCAAGTTCATCCCAGCGTTTGCGATACATTTTCATTGGCGTGTTGCCAACTACTGACGCAATAAGGTCACGCGCACGGTTAATTGTTGGTACGCGCATTGCGCGATTGCGCATATCGCCTTGGATGTACGAATAGTATTCACCGATTGATTGCTCACCTGAGCCGTTGCCTTGGTAATAAGTGCCACCCGCGGCCGCCGTAATTGGCGCGGTGTCTTGCGGTGAAATTGCCGCCTTAGTTACCTTTGTTTTAAAAATCGCCATGTTTTAGTGTCCCATATTTATCGGTTTTTTGGTGGCATTGGGCCGAGGACTATCCAATCCCGACAAAAGGTAAGAAACGGCCCAACGCCAATATGCACATTAGCGAGTTGCGAAAGCAATGATGGGTTTCCCAACAACGGTAGGGCGGCTGGCCATTGCGGCAGTCCACACCATGCAACGGGCCAAAGATATTTCCCCTGGACTCCGCGCCGAAGATAAAGCAATAGACGATTCCGCTTTGACGGCAACCGCGCGTTGCACATGTTCGCTCAATTGCTTTGAGCCATCGTGAACCAACATTCCTTCAAAAATCATGTTTTTTACGCCCGCGGTGTAACGCACAATTTCGCCGTAACCAACTGTTTGAGTTCGGCCGTCATATTGCGTTGGCCAATGGATTTCTATGCTTGGCGAAATCAGAAACTTGACTGAAGTCCCTGCAACCTTGGCAACTTCGGCGAGCATCTCATTGTAAGAATCGGCAACAAAACCAACGGTTATTGCAACACGCCTGTCCGCTAGCTGCACAGCGCGCACCCCGAAATACCGTGAATCATCCAACGAAACTTCAATGCCTAAATACCCGCCTTCAGGAATGGTTTCTTTGTACTCCAATTGCGGCCACATACCTGGGGGAATCCAACCTTGGTCACTGGCAACCCACAAGTTGCATGATGCACGCAAAAACTCCGCGCGGTTTGGGTTCATGGATTCGCTTCGCAAAGTGTCCATGGAAATTGTAAAACCCAAACTTGGGTTACCGTGCACCCAAGTGCTTTCTAGGTTTACATCCAAGGATGGGTCAGGTGACCATTCGGCTAGGTAAAAGGTTGAGGTTTCGCCTTTGTCAATTGCGCGCAAGCCCTGTTCTCTCCATCTTTTAAAAACAAGGCTGGATTCTGACCCCGCCGTGCTCCACATGGAAAGTAAAGGCGAACGCCTAGCGCGTTGTGACGGAATCAAACCGCCGTCAATTGCATCACCTATGTCCCAAATTTCGTCAGCCACGATGAGGTCATTACTAGTGCCGTGACCAACATTGGGCTTTGCGGCGCGCACTATCCAACGCGAACCATCAGGCATTTGCACCGCATTGCGCCCATAAGCCTTAGTAAGTTTCGCCCCAAAACGAACCTCAAGCACATCAGCCAACAAATCAAACAAAGTGACCGCCAAGTCAAGACGGTTGGCAGTAGTCAACACCATTTGTTTTGTTCCCCGTATTTTGGGCATCTCAGTGAGCCACCAACCAACCAATGCGGCAAGGGCCGTTGACTTTCCGTTCTGCCTAGCCGTGCTCACAAGTGAAACACGGTTCAACAAATCGCCCTGTTCGTCATATGCCAATTGGCCATTCAAACAATGCAACTGCCAAGGCATCAAATCAATATCTAAATGCTGTTTTGCCCACACCCCCACCTGTGCACCGTATGAACCCGCCGCATCATGGGCAGGGCTTTCCAGTCTCGGACAGTCCTGGCCAGTTCCGTTCGGTTCGGGCTGATTCGCTTCGGATAGAGGAAAGCGAGGGGCTCGGGGGATGTCAGTTGACTGTAAAAAAGCGTTTTGCTTTTCTGAATTCAAGTTTTTGTCAAATTGTTGTTGCATTGCTTTCGCTCGTGCGCTTTTTGTTTGTGCGTTTCTTTTATTTTTTAGTATTGCGCCGCGTCTTGAATTGCATGGTTTGCATGATGGGACAAGGTTGTTTTCTATTCCGCCACCGTCAACATGGGCAATGAGGTGGTCGGCTTCTGTTGCTACTCCACCACACCAATGGCATTGTGGGTTCTCTTGTAGCAATAGGCGTCTTGCTTTTGCATATTCTTTGTCGTTTGTTGTGCTTTGTCGTGGCATCTCACGCGCCTTCGGCTTGTGCTAGCGCGCCCGCACGCGGGCTTGCTTGCTCTATGGTTCGGGGGGCTTTCATGTCGGGCTAGGCCTTTCAGTGTTAATTGTTATCAGTCTTGTTTGTTTAGCGTAACGCAATAGATAAGTGTGAATGCCCCACCCACTGGATTGCCCAACCCAGTACCCAATTACTTTCAATGATGAATGTTTACACCTCGCCTAGTCGCATTGCCTAAACCATTTCGTCTTGCATGATTCAGTGCGCGACTATCTACCCGCGTTACCGCGTGTCATCCATCCGCCCTGCGACAGGCTTAGGTCATGGAACTGGCCGATTGTGTTTAAAGCTTTAAACCTGATGGTTTGTTAACAGGTATAACGCATACTCCATGTCATTAGGTTTCAGCACTGTGTTATATATGCCTGCGTTCTCAAATGCCATAAGCCAACGCTTTTGCCCTGGCGTCAGTTTGCCTTTATCTGATTTGAGTTCCACAATGTACAACTTCCCGCTTGTGGGATGTAGCAATACCAAATCAGGGAAACCCGTGTCACCTTGCACATGTGTGGCCCAATGGCCGCGTGAGGATTGTGCTGGCAGGTCATGGTGAATGAGCCATCCATAACGCTTGGCAACGCCGATAATTATGTCTTTAAATTCGTTTTCAGTCACGGTTTTGCCACATAATTACAAGAATGGTGGCCCACACGCCCAGGACAATGCCAATGATGTTAAACGCCGCGTATTTCATTTAAGCACCGCGATGATTGCGCTTGCTTCATGCGACTTCAGCAACTCCAAAATGGCTTCATCGCTGTTCAGGGTGCGTTGTATGAGTTCCAATAGGCGCAAATCGTCTAGTCCTGCATCCTTGGCTAGTTTCTTTATGTAGCCCAACTGTTTTGGGGTGGCAAATGCGCCGCGGGGTGTGTGCACTGGCGTTTCCCTTGTATCTGTTGGCGTTAGGCGTTCTACCTTTTCCATTTCATTACGCGATGGCCTAGGGCCGTTGCCTGCGGACTGAATTGGGCAATTTGCTATTGCGCGCCCAATCGCAGATGTTTCGCAGTTCTCCACGAATGATGTTGCATTGACTCCGCGCTCGCT